GCCATTAGTTACCTCCATCAAATATATATTTAGGTGTCTCGCTCCAACTTCCCTCTATATCATCGTTATTGCTATCTGCAATTTCTAAAAATTCTATAGGTGCTGTTACTGGTGCGTTACTCCTAACATTAGTTTTTTTGTTTTGTTCTTTAAACCATAAACTTGAAATTTTTAAAATGTAATAACCATCATAGACATGTAACAACATTTTTTCAGTATCTCCAGCATTAAACGTTGTGTCTATTGGCTCGTAAAATTCATTTTCATCTACTAACCTAACCATTAATGGATGTGGAGCAGGTCTACTAAGTTTAAGTTTAATATCATAATAATCATTGTTTGTACAAATAGCTTCCCAACTGATAGTGTACTCTTTACCTACTTCGAATCCATCTCCATTATGTTCAATTAATATATATGGTATTCCTGCAGGTATTTCTCTGTTTGTATCTCCCTCTACTCTATTCTTACCATAAGTAATAGAATCATCAGTTCCTACCATTTTTAAAGTGGTTTCTGCAATTTGTGTAGTTTCTTCAATTTGTTTTTTAAGTTTGTTAAGACTTTCTCCGTTGATTGATTTGAAACGTTCTTCAAACTCTGATACAGCGTGGTTAACTTCTTCTCTAAAAGCTTGCGTTGTAGTGTTAAACTCTTCTCTAATCTTTTTAGAAAACAATTCACTATTAATTACAGCCTTCTCTATTCCTTGTTTTGCACTATCTTCTATTTCTTTTTTCTTTTCGTTAAAGTACTTCATGAAGATAGCTTCTTGTTCATCTAGTAATTGATTTAATCTTTCCTCTAAATATGAGTTTTGTTTTTCAATCTTTTCAAGTTGTGTTTGCGTTCCAGTTACTTGTGTGAAGTTGCTTCTTGTGTCTCCAATTTCTAACTCGTGGTTTTGTTCTAGGAGTACATCCCATACAACTTTAATTACTTTTGCGTTCTCGTTCATTATTCCTAAATCTTCATAATAAACTTTTAATGTGTCGCAAAGGTCTACTACTTCAATAGCAGTATTACCAAAAACGCTACTCACTTTAGATAAATCTTGATAAGATAGCTTTAAGTTAAGTTTTGGCACTCCTACATTATTACTTTTAATGTAATGATTAGCTTCACTTCTCAACTTTTCAACCGTTCTTATCTTATCATCGCTTGAAAAATCTACTTTTAGTATTCTTCTATGTGTAAAATTACTAGCATGCGGACTGTCTATTATTATTTCTGGGAGTGTTAAGATAATATCTTTCTTTTCTTTGTGCGTGTCGTGTTCATCTTGATACTTAACAAAAGGGAATATAGAGGTGTAAGTCTCAATTATGCTTTGTTCTTGCTCAATATCAAGTAAGTTTTTGCCGTAAGCTATAATTGTTGGTGTCTCACGTCCCATTTTCTTATGTAATTTGATATATAGGTTATCAAACTCATATTCTCCGCCCCACACATCAAGAATACTACCTTCTTTACCTCCTAGCGCTTCTCTTGCATTCTCTATGCTGTCAATAGTCCATTTAGTTTTACTACTAGTTAGAATATCTGACCAGACTAAAAACTCGCTCTTGCTGTCTAGTAGGTTATTTTTCCATGTTTCAAGAGCATATGTTGCAGTTCCTGCTACTTCTACCTCTCCGTTAAGAACGTTCATAGCTGTTTTAACTTGTGATATGTGTTTGCAGTAAATTTTGTATCCGTCTTTAGACTTTGTTATTTGTGATACTATGAATCTTTGATTCTTCGCTCTATGTCCTGCATCACATTTTATAATCATTCCCTCTTTAATCTTTTCTACGTCTTTTCCGTTTAAGCTGTAGTCAAATTCAAGAGTGTATATCCCGTTACGTTCTCTTGTAACGTAACAATTAGAAGCATCGGAAAGCACCGATACTCCTAAGTGTTCAAAATTAGTTTCATTTGCTTTGTATAAAATAGGATATGCCATTATGCATTAGCCTCCCATCTTGGTGTAATTTCACAAGTAAAAGAGTTGTTATCCCAGTTTATAACGTTATCTCCTACTTGTAGTTTAGGGAAAGGATAAGTATATACTTTGTCATACTGTGGCTCTTTATTCTGATAATGTGCGGATTGCGTTTCACAGTCAATAATAATATGTCCACTTACACCTTTTAACTTGAATATTTGCGAATTAATAGTTAACTTCACATCTCCAGTTCCAGTAAGTTTAATTAGTGGTTTCGCTTCTCTAAACTCTGGATTAACTAAGTTCTGCCCTTTTCTAATCTGGATAGGTTGTAAACCTGTTTTTAAATACTTAATAGGATGTATCTTAAAGTTTAGAATACATTTCTTTTTAGCGTTCAAACTACCTTTGATATTGAACGTCTCAAAGAATATAGCTTTATATAAGTAATTATCATCCCAACTAAACTCTAAGTCTTGCCATATCATCTCTGAATTGATTAACCATTGATTCATTAATCTAATAGTTTCATCAAGATTGATTTTAGGGCTTGTAACTTGCCTTTTAACATAGTATCTTGTGCCATCTGGTCTATATTTAACATCTAGCGCTATGCTAACTCCTTGATAAAGAGCAAAGGGAAAAGCTCTTGAAATATATTTAAGATTCTTCTTATTCTGAATCTTTGCACCGTGTACTCCGTCTATCTCGATTAATTCTATATTGTTCTGTGATGATTCTAACTCAATATCATCAATAAGCCTTAATCCTACCTCTTTTGAGGAAACACCGTTGTAAGTTATATATTTATTAATCAAGTCTGTCCCCCTCCTCTCTAATCATGAATTTAAGCTGTTTATATAAATCTCTTACATCATCTTTAGAATGATTTTCAAAGTTTTCTATATGCAATAATGCTTTATAGTTGTTAGCTGTGCTGTTGTTAACTGTGTTAGTTGCTCCCGCTGTTGCAAGCCCTAGTCCTCCACGTCCTAGACTTAACATTTTCTCAGGTGCTATACTCATTCCACTAGCTCTATCAACCATGTTTCCTAGTGCTTTAAATACTGTTGGACTACCTTTTTCAATCCCTTTAGCGAATCCTGCAGGAACAAACACACCTAATCTAGCAAATAATCTAGATGGCGAGTGAATCATAGCTGCTGCTCTTGCTGCTCTCTCTGCTTGTGCGACTAGAGCGTTTGCTGCTGCTGTTACTGCACCTAATGCGCTCATCATCCCTTGCGCTAATCCGTTACCAATTTGCGCTCCGATACTAACCATTGCTCCGATGCCACTTCTTGCTACGCCTTGCATTGCGCTGTTAATACTGTTCATAGCTCCAGTAATAGCTCCTATAGAGCTGTTTAATCCGTTAGCTATGTTTTGTCCGCATTCTTGCCCTGCATGGCTTCCTGTTTGGCTCATTTCTGATGCCATTTGAGATAGTGCGGATATTATTTGAGAGCAAGCACTTTGCACTGCAGATACTGCGCTTTGCATAGAACTTGTAATACTGCTAGATACTGTTGACATAGCGGAAGTTACTGAAACTGCCATACCTGTAATTTGAATACCAATTCCAGCTACTGCTGTTCCTATACCGCTTAATTGTGCTACTGTTGAAGTAATAGAAGCGCTTAAAGCAGTAAATGACATTGACATTGTCGTTATTGACATATTCAATGTTTCGAACATCATTGATACACCGCTTAATGCTGCGCCCATACCTGTGATTGCAGCTCCGAACATTGTAAATTGTGCAACTGCCATTGTTAAACCTAAACTTAATGACATAATACTAGTGTTAAATGATTCTAGCTGTGTACTCATCGCTGTTAATCCAGCTAATGAAGTTAGAGCGGCTGTTGCGAATGTTGATAATCCTGTGCTTGCAGCCGTTATAGATGCTGGGATAGTTTCAAACGCTACTTTAATTGAATCAATAGGAGCAACCATACTCTGTAATGCTGTTCCTGTTGTTGCAGCTACTGTATTAACAGAATTTAAAGAGTTACTGAAAGATGACATAGCGCTACTTAATGCTTCCATCTCTCCTGCTTTACCTGCTATTTGACTTAATCCTGTTTCTATAGCTGTTAACGATTTAACTAAGTTCCATGCGCCAACATTAGCTATATTTTGGATTCCTTCTCCGAAAAGTCTGAATCCATTACCTGCTCGCTCTGCAGATTCTCCAACACTTCTAATAACGTTAGCTATACCATCTAACACTGACTTAATGGCACTACCAACACTATTAATTACAGTTCCAATACCTTCAAAAACGCTCTTGATTCCATTTCCTGCACCTTCAAATGCGCTTTTCAGTCCTTCTAATACTGATTTAATAGAACTTCCAACGCTTTCTATTACACTTCCTACACCTTGCATTGCGCTTTGAATTGCACTTCCAACACTAGATACAACGGAAGCTATTCCTTCGAATGCTAAACGTATTCCGTTACCTGCTCCAGTTGCAGCAGCACCGACTCCCACTAATGCACTCTGAATTGCACTACCTAAGCTAGTTACTACACTTGCTACACCTTGTAAGGCGCTTTGAATACCAGTTCCAATAGCAACGATTACTGTCGCTACTCCTTGTAAGGCTGCTTGAAGCCCTGTTCCTAATGCTGTGATGATTGAAGTTAAGGCTGTTCCTAGCGCGCTTATAATAGCTGTAAGTCCTCCAGATAAGGCGGTAATAACTGCAGAAATTGCTGTTCCTAATGCAGTGAATACCATCGCAACTCCTTCTCCTTGCGTTCCTAATAGTGCAAGTCCCGCTGCAACTAGAGCGATTGCTGCTCCTAGTGCTAAGAAGTTTTGAGGCGGTACTAGAGCGATTGCTTGCCCTAATCCTCTAAATGCTGTTGCTAGTCCTGTTCCTATTCCTTTTGCCGCTGTCGATATTCCTTTACCTAAGCTATCAACAATTTTAGGTACACCACTCAATGCGCTCTTGATTCCTGTTCCTATTCCTTTTGCTGCGTTTCCAATTCCTTTACCTGCTGAATCAATAACTTTTGAAATTCCAGTAAAGATATTTTCAATTGTGCTTTTCGCACCTGCTGCCTTGCCTGTTAAATCTTCTAAACTTTGTGTAGCTCCTTTACCTAAGCTCTTGAATGGGTTAAATGATTTCAATGACTTAAACACATCTAATCCTTTAGCAGCTAACTTAATAGCTTTTATAGAGCCTGCTATTGCTAAGAATCCATAAGCTAAGGCACTTAATACACTTGGTGGAATTGCGCTAACAATTTTACCTAGAGCGTTAACTACTCTTGCTGCCCATTTGACTATCTCTCCGAACACTCTTGCTACAATTGATAAAACACCACTATTAGCTAATGCGCTTACTACATTACCTATTGCACTACCAACGCTCTTAAGGGCGTTAACCGTTGCAGTAAGTGCGCCGCTATCTCTAAATGCGTCCCACATCTTTTTAATTGTGCTAGCAAGCAATGAAATTCCACTAGATACTTTGTTGATAATTCCGTCAATGTCTATGTTATCTAAGAAATGCCCTAGTTTATCTGCCATACCATCAAAATTAATTTTATCCAGAGCATTCGCTACTCCAGAAATAGCTTTAATTCCGAATTTATTTAACTTTTGGAAAGCTGGTTGCAGTTTGTTAGCTAGCGATTCTTTAGCACCATCTATAGCTTGATCTATTGATTTGAACTCCGTTGCCATTTTTGCGAAATACTCATTGTTACCAACTTTCTTAATTGCATTGAAAAAGTCTTCTGTTTTAACTGTTCCGTTTTGCACAGCTTGAACAAGTTCACTTGTAGACATTCCCATTTCTTTAGCTACTGCACTAATCCCTGCGGGCGTTTGTTCTAACATCAACTTGAAGTCTTGCCATGCTACTTTAGGTTTTGCAGCCATTTGCACCGCTTGTGTACTTAACGTTTTCATCGCTTGAGTTGGGTTCTCTGCAGCTGCTGCTAGTCCACCAAATCCAGTTACTAGCTTGTCAGTTCCTTCTATTCCTACTGCTGCTAATTGCGAGTAAGTCTGTGCCATGTCAGAAGCACTATAGATTGTTTTAGTAGCATAATCCTGCATAGCGCTTTTTGCAGCTTGTATTTCGTTAGTGCTTTTACCTAGCATTTGCATGTTCCCCTCGAATGTTTGCCATGCTTTAGATGAACTATTAAGCTCTGATACCATGCTTTTTACACCACTTGTAACACTACCTATTGCCTTACCAATACCAGCACTAACTAAATTAGCGCCTAGAACACTTTTAAATAAAGAGCCTGTCTTTTCTCCTGCGCTCTTTAAACCCTCTAGCGAATCTTTAATTCCTTTTATCCCAGACTTTGCCTTTTCTCCAGTTAAGTCAACATCTATTTTTACTTTACCTACTGCCATATTTCAACCTCCTTTCTTGTTTATTTTATTAAGATAATTTATTAATCTTCATCGTAAGGAAGTTCGTATTCTTGCTGTAGTTTTCTCATGTGTTCTTTATACTCTGTGCTATCGCTTTTACTTGGTTTCCAGCTCCTAATCTTCAATACTTCCATGAATTTAGTATCACTTGGAAGACCATTTAACAGAGCATTAAACTTTTTCCAATGCAATTTTTGTCTTTCTTCGATTAAATCGATTCCATAAGCCTGAAAAAAAGAAGCGAATATATAATCCGCATCATACTTTAGACTATATACTCGCTCCTCCTCTTTCTTTTGTTGTACAGGCATAGGATTGCCTGCTAGATCATATTCAATTGCTTGTGTTTTTTCATTGACAATGTGCGCTTTGAAAACTTCTTCTAAGATTTCGTTTACTTCAATCAAGTCAAAATTTGAGAAATTAGCACTAGTTAGCATTTGTAATGCTAAATAAGGCTTTATCTCCTCTTGTATCTCTGAATCTTGAAGTAGATCAAATACTCTTAACACTTTGCCAAAACTTAAGTCAAGAGGATAAACATCATTACCAATTATTAAATTATCTTCTAGTTTTTTTGATAAATTTAACATGGTTAGTCTTCAAGATATTTCAATAGTTTATCTTCTTTATAAGTGTTCCCGATTTCATCAAGTAAACCTTTAATCATTTGAATAGCAAATAATAAACAAGAAATACTAGATTCATTAGCTAAGCTGTAAACTCTAGTGAACACATCATTATCAAATAGTGATTCCCATATATCTTTACTTATTTTGTAGATAGTGTCTATATCTTCCGTTGTTCCTGTCATGTTATTAGCTTGTTCTTCTAACTTACCTAGCTCTTTTCCTAATCTGTCAAGCTCTTTTATGTTTTTATCATTTACTGCAAAGTTTAAAGTAAACTCTCCGAATTCTACTGGAATAGTGTTTTCATATCTTTTAATTACAACCATGTTAAATATCCTCCTAAATTATGTTGTTTAAACTACTGCTGTCTCTTTTGGTAAAGTTACCCAACGTAAAGTACATTCAAAGTTTTCAAACTCGTTAGCATCTCCATCTCCTGCTTTGATTCCACTAGCGATGGCAACTGCTTCCCATTGTGTTTTGTTGTCTGAACTTACAACTTTAAACCATACTTTTCGCTCATCTCCAACTTTGTAACGTAAACCTGCAATTAGTTTTTGTGCCTCATCTTCAACATCATAGTTCCCCTCAAACGAGAAACCAGCTTTAACAGATACTACTACTTCCTCTGGTGTACCATCTCCATCGTAGTATGCGATGTCGTCTGTATCCTCGTCTGTTTCATCGTTTACAGTTTTAATGTATTTAGCTAATAGCTTATAATCTGCTTTTTGTGGCGCTGTTGTAGGGTTAGCAGGGTTAAATACTGCTACATAATGCTTTCTAAGTGCGTTCTTTTGTCTTGCCATTAATTGTTATCTCCTTTAATTTCTAATTTTGCTGTTAATGTTAATGTATAAATGAAAAAACCTTGCTCATCTTGTCCATTAATAGATGGCTTGGCTATTTCCATTTCCAAAAATTGATACGAATTGTTTAAACTAGGTAATTTTATTCCGAATTGCGATAAATAGCTGTGAATAGTCCATATAATAGCATTTGCTCGTTGATTGTCTTTGCTTTTTACTGCTATCTCGTAAGGTAAGCTGATTTCTTGTGAACCGTCCATGAATAGTTGTTCTACACGTCCGCCACTTATAAGATTAATAACTAAGTCGTCTTTCTCGTTGAAATAATCAATCCTTGCTTTTAATCCTAGATTAAGTGTGTTTACATAATTACATAGAACTACTTGAAAATCATTGTTTGTTATCATTGTAAATTAAGTCTTTTCAATACAATTTCTTCCCATTTACTCATGTTAGAAGCCTCTGCTTTTTCAACCCATTTAGGACCAGTGCCACCTACAGTATATTTCCTAAATGTAACAATACCATTTGTACCGAAGTAGTGCGCTCTTGCGTATACTGTGTGCCATACTGCAGCTGCTCCCTCTGTTCGTCCACTTCCTACAAGTTTTCCTGTTTTGCCTTGCGGAACATAACGTTCTGAATCCATAACAACTTGATTAGCTACTATAGTTCCAGCTTTCTTAATACCTGCAGGAGTAACAGAGTTCTCTAATTTTGATATATCGTAACTAATTGTAATACTCATTAGATTACGTTAATCTCGTATGAGAAGACCTTGCCATTGAAATAGTTAACTTGATAACTTACTACTTCATAAGTTCCATGCTCATCTGTAATTTGTGCTTGTAACCAACTATCATCTACTTTCACTTTAGAGAAACGGGGATATATAAATATATTCCCTGTACGATTCCTAACTGTATTTGTTAGCTTACTAGCTTTTTCAGTCTTATCTATTGTAAGTCTATCAAACCTTACAAAATTAACTGTAAAAGGCTCTTGGTGGGTGTGTTTCCCCCATATATCAACATCATCAATTAATTTTACTTGGATAGTGTCAGTTAGTAGTCTTTTATCTATCATATATAGCTTTCTTATAACCAAAACCAACGCTATTTAGTAAGTTAAGTGTATCTTGTGAGAGATTGAAGCTATCTTTTATAGCGTTAGTTGTGTTATTGCTGTAATTGATTGTTGTTCTACCTATTGACAAGCTATTTAAACTTGCCTTATCTTCTGCGGTTGTTATCCCGCTAGTATCCATGTAATTAATTTGATATGCTATTGCTTGCTTAACTGCGTTTTTCCTTATAGGATTATCTTTTTCAAAGTCTACATTGCTGTAGAAATAATCTGTATATAAGTCAATAACGCTACTTGCTCGCTCTTCTAACTGTTCAAAATTATCTATCTCATCGAAACCTAGTCTTTCGTATTCGTTTGAAGTTAAGTATGTCATTGTTAACCTCCTACTTAAGAGGAAGCTAACTAAACTTCCTCTGCGCTTTCTTTTTTAGTCTTTTTTAATACTAATGCATCTTCTCCTAGAGCAAGTTTAATCTCTTCTGCTCTTTCTTCGGTAAACTCTGCTGTTTCTCCTACTGAATAAGTGCATTTCTCGTATTTATCTGTAAATTCTGTTTTAATCGTATATTTTGGCATTGCTACCTCCTATTAAGCGATTGTACCTGCAATTTTAATGATTGCTTTCTTATTGTCTTCTAGTACGTAAGTACCACCTTTAGCAGCAGCTTGTAAATGAACTCCATCAAATTCTGTAGCTTCAACTGTTCTAGCTGTGTTGATACCAACGAATGCAATTACAATATTATCTGGTGCAAAGATTCCTAAAGTTCCTGTTTCTAAGTATTTCTCAGGAGTTTCTACTAACTCAATACCTTTGTATTTAAGTAAGCCGTTGCTGTCTAATGAAACGCTAGAGCCTTTAGCTGTAGTTGTTGAAGCCATATCAATAATTGCGTTGTAAAGCTCTGCTCTGATATAAGCTTTCATTGGTGCGTTGATTTCAGTATTAACTGTGTAAGCAGTAACTGCATTGAATAACTTCTTGATACTAGCTTCTGTTAAGTCTGCTAAGTTCTCTGTTTCACCTGCATTAGTAGAAAGGAATTTTCCGATACGTTTGTTCATCTCTCTTGTTTGTGCTTCTGATTGTAGTCTTAAACGGTCTGCTACTGCTGCGTTTAAGTCATTGTTAACTGTGTATCTGTCTAATCCCTCGTGAATAGCTAAAGTGTAGCTGTAAGGTACTTCTTCATCTTGGTAGATTACTTCTGTCATATTACCAAAACGGCTACCTGTTCCTGTACCTGTTTCAAAAGATGTATTAGCATCTGTGCTGTAAGTTCCTACTACTACTGGAGTAGCGTTAGTTTTAACTGCGAATGCTTTTGCGTTGTGTTGTACTCCGTCTAAAATTTGAATAGGAGCTACAACTCCCTCGAATGCTTTCTTAACATCAAATACTGTTGATAACATTTGCTTGTATTGTGGTGCATATTGTCTAACTGGTAAATTTTGATTTCCTGCCATATTTTCTAATCTCCTTTGATTGCGTTATTTATATTGATTGATTATTGCTTGGAACGGGTCTGTTTCTGTTTGCCCTGTTCCGTTTGGATTCCCGCCAACAACTATCTGCGGTTGTGTTTGCTGTTGTACTTGCTCTTGTTCGAATAGAAACGGTTTAGATTCTCTTAATCCGTTAACTACTTCATCTAGTTTAGGTCTACCATCTTCTCCTAGTTCTATCTTGTCAATGTCTATTAGTTTCATTAACACATCAGAATCGTATGCCTTAACATCTTTTAGAGCTAGTGCTATAGCATTAGTTTTATTTAATTGTTGCAGCTTACTATCACTCTCAACCTTATACTGCTCGTATTCTTGTTGTAACTTTTCTAATGCCTGCTTAACATCGCTGTTAGCTTCACTACTTTTCTTTAAATCTTCTAGCGTTTGTGATTGAGTCTCTAGTTGCTGTTTTAATGTTTCATTTTCTGCAGTCAACTCTTGTTTTGCTTGTGTTCTAGCGTGTTCAATCCCTGCCCCGTACGCTTGCATGATTTCGTCCACTACTTCTTTATCGTTGATACCTGCATTAATTAACATTTCTCTTTTTAAGCTCATTTAAGAACTCCTTTCGTTTTACGTCCTTCGACAAAATTTAATTACTTAACGTGGTAATTGCACGAAAAAAAAGCAGTTTAACGTCTTACTTTAGGACTAAATTTAATTACCATCTTAGAACAAATGGATTTCTTTCTATTAATTCTCTTTTACTGCTCCTTAATGTTCTTTCACGGAGCTTTAACTTGTCATATAGCTCTGTATTATCTAGAGCTTTTGCCATTTGCTTTTTATCTTTTACTTTCTTAATGGCTCTTTCATAAGATTTTAGCTTTGCTTTATCAAGTGCGTTTTGTTTAAGTTCTTCCTCTGTTAGATTCTCTACATCTTCTCTTAATCTTGGTTTGTAATTCACACCTATTACAAAAGGTGTAAGGTAATGACCGCAGTTGATACCTAGACAACCCCCAGGAGTTCCTAGTCCATAATCTGGCAGGCTTAATACTCGCTCTCCTTTTATAGTTCTTGCAACTCCTTTAGTTACGATTCTGTGCTGTAGAGGAGCGCACATCTCTCTAGCACTTGATTTAGCGCTGTAGTAATATGTGTCTATCCCGAACTCCTCCGCAGGCTCTTCTTTTAGCTCTCTATACGTTCTAAAAGTTGTAGACCTTATTACTGTTTGTGCATATCTCTCTGCCGTCCATGTCCTACCGCCTCTATCTACAAATGCAGTAAAGCCATTATCAAACATTTCAAATACTGCTTTAGTTAAAGCCTTTTTCTCATCTGATATACCACCAACTACAGCACCTACTGCTTTCTCTAGCGCTTGTTTGAAACCTTTTTGAAGTGCAGGGGGAAGAGAGGTATTAATCAAGTTGTTAGTCTCGTACATAGTTTGCCTTGCCATTGCATCTAAAGACTTTTGCAAACCATAATTGATATTAGCAGTTGTCTCTAGCGCCTTTGCTAGTTGTTCGTGTCCGTGCTTGTATATTTCAAATCCCTCGTTAGCAATAACATCTCTGAACAGCCTTTCTGATATATCACTATATTTAGCTATTGTTTGAACATTCTCTTCTGTTAACAAATGCATATCGTTTAACTTTTCTAATTGCCAGACATAAGGGTTTCTTAATAAATCTGCATTCCCACGTTGTTTTAATCTCTTAATTGTGTTTATCATAAGCTCAATGGTTAAGTCGTGATAAACTTGCTCTACCTCTTTTGACTTAATCCAGAACTTACCATCGTTTTCTGTTATCTTCATCTTCGTTTATTCCGTAAATGTCTATGTCTTCTTGCTCTAGTTGTGGCTCTACTTCTGCATTAATCTCTGTTAACATCTCATTAGCTTCTACATCAGTAACATTAAGTATTTTAGTAATAGCAAACCTTTTACTAACTAATCCACTAGCTACCGCCTTAATCCAGTATGTAAGTTCTGCGTTTCTGTCTGTAAATATCCCATCATCTAAATTAATAGATATTTCTTCAAACGTTGGTATTTCTCCGCTATAGATTCCGTTAGCTTTAGCAAGTTCGCAAATAGATATTACTAACTCTTTCAATGATATTTCTACTAGTGAAACTATACTGTTTCTCATTTGATATGTGTCAGAGTTTTCACTAACTACCTCTGTAGCTGTCTTCATACTCTTACCATCAAACGTAAACATACCAGCACTAACTCCTAGCTGCATTTCAAATATTGATAAACCTTTGTTAATGGCTTTTATATAGTCCTCTGCTCTAATCGGTGTAGTTAAATCAACTATCTTGTTATCGTCAATACCTCCGCCAACTTGTACAAATACATTTTGTTCTACTTCGAATCTACGTTTCTTAACGAATCCGCCGTTCTCATTTTGGAATGTTACTTCTGTTAAGTTATCTGGTACTGCAACTCTACGCTGCCCCATCTTAATTTCCCACATAAACTCATCATAAGTACGATTAATAAAATCTATTGTAGTTTTTGCATTATCGAATATTGATAAACCTAATGGGCTGTTAATATCTTTGTTATTCATCCCTGCTGTTTTAAGATAAGTAAATAGCGGTCTACTCAAACCTTTAATTGTTACGCTCTCCGTTAAGTCTTCGTATAACTCTGTTAAAGGCACTCTAGTTCCTACTACACTACTAGAATTAGATTTATATAACTCGTTTGTTATCTCTAAGTCTTCTCCGTTCCATTCATGAAACTCTATTAGAGTATAATACTTGTTCTCTTTGCCCTCGCTCTTAATAGTCTTTGTAACAATAGCACTACTAGAAATATCTTGAGTGTTACTCTCTAACGGTAGAAAGACAGGCGCTTGAATGAACGCTATCTTTATTGTTTTACCATCAAAGTATGGGCGCATTGCCAATCCTCC